TTCCCACACCTATCATGGCAGGGGTGCGAACTCCACTTCGACAATTTGCGAGCTGTGTTCTTGTTGATGTTGATGACACCCTCGATAGCATTTTTAGCAGTGACATGGCTATTGGTCGTTATGTTGCACAAAGGGCAGGAATCGGTATCAACGCAGGCAGAATCCGTGGCATCAACAGTAAAATCAGGGGCGGAGAAGTTCAACACACAGGTGTTGTTCCTTTTCTTAAAAAGTTTGAGTCAACTGTCCGCTGCTGTACACAAAATGGAATACGAGGTGGCTCAGCGACTGTCCACTTCCCAATCTGGCACCAGGAAATCGAAGACATCATCGTTCTGAAGAATAATAAAGGTACAGAAGACAATCGCGTAAGGAAACTTGACTATAGTATTCAAATCTCGAAAATATTCTACGAGAGATTCATTAAAAACTCAGACATCACACTCTTCTCACCTCACGATGTTCCAGGTCTGTATGATGCTTTTGGCACTGGTAAGTTTGACGACTTATATGTGGCTTTTGAATCAGATGAGTCTATTCCGAGGAAGACTGTTAACGCTCAAAAACTCATTCTGGACATCCTGAAAGAACGTGCAGAGACAGGTCGTTTGTATTTGATGAACATCGACCACTGCAACTCCCACTCTTCCTTCAAAGATAAGGTAGAAATGAGTAATCTTTGTCAGGAGATCACTCTCCCCACCTACCCTCTTCAGCATATTGATGATGAATATGGTGAGATTGCCTTGTGTATTCTTTCTGCCATTAATATTGGAAAGGTCAATTCTGATAAAGAGTTGGAGGAGATGTGCGATCTTTCTGTCCGCGCTCTTGAAGAGTTGATTGATTATCAGAACTATCCAATCAAGGCAGCAGAGATAGCCACAAAGGCACGGAGATCGCTTGGAGTAGGTTTTATTGGTCTTGCCCACTATCTCGCCAAACTTGGATTCAAGTATGACTCTCAGGAGGCATGGGATGCGGTACATCAAATGGCAGAATCTTTCCAGTTCTTCCTTCTCAAGGCATCTAATCAAATTGCTAAAGAGAAAGGTCATTGTGAATACTTTGGTCGTACTAAGTATGCTGATGGAATTCTTCCTATCGATACATATAAGAAGGATGTTGATGAAATCTCTACTCAGAAGTTAATCCATGATTGGGAAGATCTTAGAGCATCTATCACCACCCACGGTCTTAGGCACTCAACACTGTCTGCTCAGATGCCATCGGAGAGCAGTTCCGTTGTGTCAAACGCAACAAATGGAATCGAACCACCTAGAGCCTTTCTGTCCGTTAAGAAGAGCAAGAAGGGCCCGCTTAAGCAGATTGTCCCTCAATATGGAACTCTTAAAAACAATTATACACTTTTGTGGGACATGGAGTCCAATCGTGGTTATATTAATGTTGTTGCTATGATGCAGAAGTTTTTTGACCAGGCAATATCTGGTAACTGGAGTTACAATCCAGAACATTATCCTAATAATGAAGTTCCCGTTTCGGAAATGGCAAATGATTTTTTAACTACATATAAGTACGGCTGGAAAACTTCTTACTATCAAAATACGAACGATTTGAAGAGTGATGAAGTAGAAGACGAAAAGTCGTTGGAGCTACAAAGCTTACTAGAAGAACTCAGTACAACAGAGGAGGGCGAGTGTGAATCCTGTGCAGTTTAAAGTTTCATCCATAGAGGATGCAAAAACCGAACTTAAAGGAATGACGGTTTTCAACACCGAACAAGTTAATACAAAAAAACAACCGATGTTTTTCGGTAAACCTCTGGGAATCCAGAGATACGATTCTTACAAATATACAATCTTTGATAAACTTACTACGCAGCAATTAGGATACTTTTGGAGACCAGAAGAAGTTTCACTACAAAAAGATCGTGGGGATTATCAAACACTTCGTCCAGAACAGAAGCATATTTATACCTCTAACCTCAAGTACCAGATTATGCTTGACTCCATCCAAGGGCGTGGTCCTGGGATGGCTTTTATTCCTTACTGCAGCTTACCTGAACTAGAGGCATGTATGGAAGTTTGGGGGTTCATGGAGATGATTCACAGTCGCTCCTATACCTACATCATCAAGAACGTCTATTCTGATCCTTCAGAGATCTTTGATAAGATTGTGACCGATGAGCGTATCTTAGAGCGTTCTAGGAGCGTCACAGAGGCATATGATGACTTCATTCAGAATGCTCATCAATATGATACAGGAGTCATGTGGGATCTTGCTAAGGATGGTCATATTGGAGGTCAGTATGATCGCCGCGAACTGAAGAGAAAACTCTACAGAGCCATGGCAAATGTCAATGTTCTTGAGGGTATTCGCTTCTATGTTTCATTTGCTTGTTCTTTTGCTTTTGGAGAGAATAAGTTGATGGAAGGATCCGCAAAGATTATTTCTCTTATTGCAAGAGATGAGAATCAGCACCTTGCTATCACTCAGAACATCCTGAATAAGTGGAGACAGGGTGATGATCCTGAAATGACTCAGATCATGAAAGAGGAAGAAGAGTGGACCTACAAGATGTTTGACCGTGCTGTAATGGAAGAGAAGCGTTGGGCAGACTACTTGTTCAAGGATGGATCTATGATTGGTTTGAATGATAAACTACTTCAGCAGTATGTTGAATGGGTCGCTAATCGTCGCCTGAAGTCAATTGGACTAAAACCACAGTATGATATTGCTGCTAAGAATAATCCTCTTCCATGGACAGAGCACTGGATCTCTTCTAAGGGTCTTCAGGTAGCACCACAAGAAACGGAGGTCGAGAGCTATGTTGTGGGTGGCATTAAACAAGATGTTGGAGCGAATACTTTCTCCGGATTCCAACTCTGAGTTAGAAAAGTATATCGAAGCAAAGAAATGTGACGATTTTATATTTGAAAATCGTAACTTCGATGACAAAAAGTAAAATTTGTGCTTAAATAGAGAGGAGTATCTCTCTATTTTTTATGCCAAAAAATAAGTTGGAAAAGGAAGAATTTAAGATTAAAGTATTAAAATTAAAAAATCAAATCGAAAATGAGGGAGAGAACGTATGGCAAGGAGATAAAAACTTAGCCAATAAATACCTCAATAAGGTATTAGATCTTCTTGATGAGTATAGATATTGACTATGAAAACCCCTGGATTTTTGAGGGAAGAACTTTTCTATCTAAGGATATTGACGATCTGTACGGTTTTGTCTATCTCATTACAAATAAGATCAACGGTAGAAAGTATATTGGTAGAAAATACTTCTGGTCCTTCCGAAAACCACCTGGTAAGAAAAGGAGAGTAAAGAAAGAATCTGATTGGAAAAAGTATTATGGATCTTGTCCAGAACTCAAAGAGGATATTGAACAATTTGGTAGACAAAATTTTAGTCGCACTATCCTTAGTCTACATAAAACACTTGGGAAAACAAACTTTGAAGAAACCAGACAGCTCTTTGTTAACGGAGTGCTCACTGAATCCCTTGACAGTGGAGTCCCCGCCTACTATAATAGCAACATCCTCTCAAGGTATTTCCGAAAAGACTATTATGATGGAAACGGACAAGATTGTTGATCACATCCGTGATTGGGCAAAGGATAGAGTTGATTCTCTTGATGGGCCAGAAAGCGTCTATAATAAACTAGCAATAATCGATGAATTTCATGAGTGGTTTGATTTGAGCAATACTGGAGAAGAAATTGAAGTCATTACTCTTGACGAAATCACTCGGGATCAGTATGATGATTATACTGAATACATGAACGACGGCATCGAGCGAGGGTGAGTCCCCTCTTTTCTGACTCAGTAGCTCAGTTGGATAGAGCAACTGCCTTCTAAGCAGTCGGTCGTAGGTTCGAATCCTACCTGAGTCGTTTTCATTTTTTCTTATTATGGCAAGTACACCGATTAGAACAATAGAATCACCTTACGAACTAACTTTTGTTGGTGGTGATGTCGTATGTGTCAGTAATCCTGCAACGATTGGTTTATTTTGGGTTCTTATTTTCTTAATGGTATTTAATTCATATATTTTAATCAGATTATTATTTAAGAATAAATATCAAAAAGATGGGGAGTAATTTTATGGAGTTTGTGGAACCGTATTCTACCATCTTGGTGTTAAACAGTTCCTATGAACCACTACACTTTACTAATTGGAAAAGAGCTATAATTCTATTGTTTAAGGAAAAAGCAAAACTAATTTCTAAAAGAGTAATACGACTTGTTAATTATATTCGTATTCCTTTTATGAATTTTTCTGATCAAACCCCCACAAGAAATATGATATACAAACGTGATGGATATTCTTGTCAGTATTGTGGGTCTACTCGGAATTTAACGATTGATCATGTGATTCCTAGAAGCAAAGGTGGCCAAGATACTTGGGAAAATCTTGTTGCCTGTTGTGATAAATGTAATGTTTCTAAGGGTAATAAATATTTGCACGAAACAAATATGAAACTCCGAAGTAAACCCAAGGCTCCGATAAGCAGTGTAATGCTAGAATTGGAAAGAACAAAAATTGACGAATGGAAACAATTTGTATTTGAATGAAATGACTGAAAAAAATATGAGTAGTATTATTTCAAATGATTGGTATCAATATATGAATTATCTTTCTGGTGGAGATAATATAATTAACTATTCGTGGAGAAAAAAAGGAATGTCTAAATCAGAAAAGAAGGAAATTAAAAATATTTTTCAAGAGATTGATGATTTGACTGGATTGACTTTTAAGAAGACAAAGAAAAAGAATGATGATATTCGTTTCTTCTCTGTTCCAGAGATAAATGAAACTCATAAAGCAGAAATTTTTGAAGCAACAAATCCTTTCCCTGTAGAAGATTTAATTGTTGGTAGAGCTTCTGCTAGAAAGGATAGAATTAAAATTTTCTTTCGTGACAATGATAAGAAAGTAACTCCTTTAGATAAGTATGTTCTTCGTCATGAAATAGGTCATGCTCTTGGTCTTGCCCATCCAGACGGAGATGGTGCAAATCCTGATTGGAATTCTTCTGATACGATCATGTCTTACAATGTTTTTGAAGGTTCATTTTTCATGTATTATGGATATACTGATATTGATAAGAGAGCACTTCAACAAAATTGGGGTCTCAATCCAGAATCATATATAGGTAGCATTGGGAGACCAGAAGACATTGTAGAAGATATTACAGTTCCAGTTTAGTCTTGACATAGGTTTGGTAATACCTTATAATTACCATATCGCTGCGGAATTAATTCAGCGGTAGAATGTCAGCCTTCCAAGCTGAACGTCACCGGTTCGAATCCGGTATTCCGCTCTAACGGATTGGCGACATCCGTGCTCACATCTCCGAGAGAAAAAAG